TAACACAATTCCCCGCAATATTAGTACAGTCAGGTTCAGAAGAACGTGACACAGAAACCATGGGTGTCAGTGGACATCGTCGTGGTACTATCCTATTCCAACTTAGAGGCTTTCAAAGAGGCACTGAGTTAGATAAAAAAAGAAATCAATTAATTGAGGCAATTGAAGAACAGTTAGATTCAGATAGATACAGAGGTAAAACGTCTGGGCAAGTACAGAATTCAATGGTCACAAGCGTAGAAGTAATAGAACGGTTGGCTCCTCTGGCTGAATTTGTAATCAACTTTGAGGTTACTTATTACTTCGTAAGAGGATCAGCATAAAGGAGAAAACTATGATCAAAATGAAAAAGAACAATTCAATCAAAGAGGTCAAGGACCATTCTTTAGTTGAAGGATTAGAAAAGGAAGGTTGGACTAAATTTTTAGATGCCCACGTAGAAGTGAAGGCAACTGTAAGTCCACCTAAAAAGAAATTTACTGAAGAGGTAAAACTTGACAGTGAAGGAGTGGACGTGACGCCCACATTAAAAAAAGCGTCGTTTAATGAAACCAGCAACAAAGGAGAAAAATAATGGCTTTAACAAGTATTATTACTGGAAACAATGGTGTAGTTAAAATGGCAGATGCGAGTGATTCTTTAACATCAATTGCGAGCGTTCGTTCATTTTCTTTAGAAATTACATCAGACACAATAGAAAGCACTACAATGGGTGTAGATAGCAGAACATACCTAAAAGGACTAAGTTCTTTTTCAGGTACGGCTGAAATCTACTACGATGGAGATGTTTTCCCAACAGCAGACAGTGGATCTAACCTATCAGGTTTGAATCCAACACTTGAAGCAGTTGGACACTCACCTTATGCAGTTGAGTTATTCCCAGATGAAACTAACCATGCGGCAACTAAATTCGCAGGCAGTATCATCATCACAGGGTTTACACTTAACTCATCTATGGACGGCATGGTAGAAGCATCTATCAGTTTCCAAGGTAGTGGTGGCGTAACTTACACTAACACGTAAGAAACGTAAACAAATGAAAGTTGAAGTTCTTGGCATTAACGAAACTCTACAGTTTCTTGGAAAAAGTGTTACTGATAAAGTATCACAGGTTGCTGAAATCTATTTGGATGAGGCAAAGAAAGCAACACCTATTAAATCAGGTAGAGCAAGAAGAAACTGGACGAAGGAAGTTGATCGCCAAGACTTTAGCGTTTCAAACAACGTGCCTTACATAGGCAGATTAGAAGAGGGCTATTCAAAACAAGCGCCAAAAGGTATTACGAGGGTGGCTTCAAGGCGTGCTAAACGGAGAGTTCAAGGAATATGACACAACAAAACACAAAACCAAAGTCTGTATTAGATACAGCAACCGCACATTTTAGAACAAAGATCAGCGGCGAAATGACACACATCACAGTACCTGAATGGGGTGATGCAAAGATTTATTTCAAAGAAGCAAACACACTCACGGAAGAATCAAGACTTCTTAACCTTGCACAACAAGGCAAGACAGTAGAAGCATTGGTTGAAACACTTATTACTAAGGCAAGAAAAGAAGACGGTTCTAAGATGTTTACAATACATGACAAAGCAACTTTTATGAATGAAGTTGACCCAAGTGTTGTTATCAGAGTGTGTGGTGAAATGAATAACAAGTTAGACAGCAATCTGGAGATTGTTGAAAAAAACTAAAAAGCGATCCTGACCTTATGTTCATGTACAGGTTAGCAAAAGATTTGGGTCGCACAGTTAAAGAGGTTATGAAAATGACCACCGCAGAATTTACAGGATGGGTTGCATTCTATAAATTAGAAGCGGAAGAACAACGCAAAGCGATGAACAGCGCCAAAGCAAGGAGATAGTAAATGAGTGATGTAACAGTACGTTTTAGAGGTGATACACGCCAACTTGATCGTGCCTTAGGTGGTGTTAATCGTGGTCTGCGAAATGTTAACAAAAATGCAAGAGCAAGCCGCAAGTCATTGCAAAGCATAAGTGCTACTGGTGACAGAGTAACAACAGCACTTAGAGCCGCAGGTGCGGCTTTACTTGCCTTTGGTGCAGGTAGTGTAATCAAAAGTATTGTAAACACTACAACAAGATTTGAAGACCTAAGAACTACACTTGCATCAGTTACAGGTAGTGCCCAATCAGGTGCAGAAGCATTTAAATTTGTTAGTGAATTTTCAACAAGAACACAGTTTGGTATTGAAGAACTTACACAGTCTTACATAAAACTTAAAGCGGCAGGTATTGAACCTACTGAACAATTACTTACAACATTTACAGATACAGCGGCTATTACTACAGACCAATTAGGTAGTTTACAAGCCGTTACTGACTTGTTTGCAAGAACTACAGCAGGTGGTTTAGGACTTGAAGAAATTGAAAGATTAGGAGATAGAGGTGTACCTGTATTATCTATCCTTGAAGAAAAACTTGGCCTAACAAGAAATGAAATAAGTGAGTTTGGTAAAACAGCAGAAGGTGCCAAAAAGATTGTTGATGCATTTGCAGAAGGTATCAATGAAAGATTTGGTGGTGCTACACTATCAAGAATAAACAACGTAAGCACACAGTTTTCAAACTTACAGATTGCAATTACAAACGCACAGGATGCCATTGGTCAGCAAGGGTTTGCATTTGCTTTAGGACAAGCCGCTACAGAAATTACAAATTATATTACAAAAAATGAAGACATGGTTAAGTCAATTGGTCAAGGATTAACCAAAGCATTCTTATACGCAAAAGAAACAGCATTTGTTTTAGCACAAAATATTGAAATACTTGGTAAAGTAATTTTAGTACTAATTGGTATTAGCCTTGCAAAATGGGCGATTGCCACAGGAACAGCAATGGCAGGATTAGCCGTTACTGTAGGTGGTGGATTGGTTAAAGCATTTGGATTCTTAGGCAAAGTATTAAAAGCAACAGCCTTGTTAGCATTAAGACATCCAATTATTGGTGGTATAGCAGTTGCTATTGCTGGTATTCAATATTTCACAGGCGGCGTATCTAAACTTGCAGAAAAATTAGGCCTAATTGGCGAAGACAGCGCCTTAGATGGTTTAGTAGATGACGCAACAGCATTTGCTAAAACTGTTACAGGTCCTATTGTTAACGGTTTAGATGATGTGTTAGGTATACAAGAAAGAGTTAACCAACAATTTAGTGAGATAACAAGTGAATTAGAAAAACAAGGTGACATACAAAAGAATGTAATAACACCAGAAGTTGACAAACAAGCACAGAAACAAGAACAAATTAAAAAAACCGTATCTGATTTACTTGCAATTAAAGAAGAAGAATTTAGAGTATCGCAGATGTCAACAGCAGAACAGATGCGTTACAATCTTGAAAAAGAAATTACTACCAAAGTGGGTAGAGAACTTTTAGATGATGAAAAAGAAAGATTAAACTTACTTGTAGAACAAACACGCGAAATTGAAGAACAAAAAAAGCGTTATAAGGAATTTTCTGAAGCATTAGATAAGTCTTTTGAATTTCAACGTCGTGCTTTAGCAATTGGTCCTGATTTAGATGAACTTAATGATAGTTTAGATCTTGCAAGACAAACAATTAACAATCAATTAGATAACGGTGTAATTAGCGAAAGACAACACAAACAACTTTTACTTGATTTAGAACGTCAATACCAAGCAGAAAAGGCAAGACTTGCAGAACAAGGTGTAAAAAATGCAATCCGTAATCAAATAAGAGAAGGTGAAGCACTAAAAGGTCTATATCAATTTAAAATTAGTGAAGAACAAAAACAAGTTCTACAAAAAATTGGACAAGAAGAAAAAATTGAACAACGTGTAAATGATAGAATTGAATTTGAAAAGAAATCAGAATTAGAAAAAACACAATGGGCAATTGGACAAGGTGCTGACGCATTTGAAGCCTTAGGACGTTACAACAAACAAGCATTTGCGGCAAGTAAGGCTCTACGTATTGCAGAAGCAGTAATGAACACTTACACAGGTGCTACATTGGCACTTGCAACTTATCCACCACCATTTAACTTTATTGGTGCGGCGGCGGTTGTTGCGGCAGGTTTGGCCAACATTGCAACAATTAGAAGTCAGTCATACCAAGGTAGACAGTTAGGTGGTGCAGTACAAGAAGGTAAATCATTCTTAGTAGGTGAAACTGGTCCAGAGATCTTTACACCAAACATCAGTGGTAGAATAGATAGAATGGACGGTATGGGTGGCAAAGACGTCAACGTAAACTTTACAATCAATGCTGTAGACACGCAGGGATTTGATGAACTATTGGTTAGCAGAAGAGGTGTTATACAACAGGTTATTTCAGATGCGATGTTAGAAAGCGGACAAAGGAGTAGATTCTAATGGCAGACATAGCAACGCAATATCCAACTTCACCAAGTTTCAATCAGGTGAGTATTACAACAAACACACCAACATTGGCAACAGAAACATTTTCAGGCAAGACAAGACGTGTAGGTCAAGGACATACATTTTACAGTTGGCAAGTAAAATATCCTACAGTAACAGACAGAGACGCTGGTATAGTAGAAGGTTTTCTTGCACAGACATATGGTAGTCTGTTTAGTTTTGAAATTGTGTTACCAGAAATAAGTTATTCAAAGTCAACCAATGCACCAAGCACAACACCAGCAACCACAACAAGTTATAGTGCAGGAGCAAAAAGTGTTGCGTTAGACAACTGTGGTGCAAACAAAGAAGTTTTATATGTTGGTGACTATTTTAAGTTTAACAATCATTCAAAAGTATACCAAGCGGTAGCAACTTGCACATCAGATAGCAGTGGCAACGCAACTCTCTATTTTGCAGGTAGTTTGGTAACCAGTGTAGGCAACGACACAGACCTTACACTTACAGCAGTACCTTTTACAGCAATTCTTGTAAATGATGTGCAGAAGTTTGATGTAGGTGTAGGAGGATTAACCAACATAACTGTGGATATGAGAGAGACCTGGTAGATGAAAAGTTTTGCATCAGAAAACTATCTAAAGGATGAGTATTACAGAGATCATACCATTGCAGTTGACCTTATTGAAATACATCTCAAAGACAGCAACAATGCAGACGCACCATTGTATCTTGCTTCAGGTGGTATCAACATTGACTTTGATTCAGACACGGCTCCTACAGCAGGAACAAATACATATTCAGCACAAGGCGAATTCTTAGGCCATAGTGCAATCAATGAAGACTTTGATGTTAAGGTAGGCAAGTTTTCAATTAACTTGTCAGGCTTACCAAGTGGTTACATTGACAAATTCGTAGGCAAGGAACCAGAAGGCAAAAGGGTTGTTGTTTACAAATGTTTCTTAGATCTAAACACTCTACAAATTATTGGTACAGATAGTGCTGGTGCTGTAGCCGCCATTAATATGTTTGATGGTGAAGTGTACAATGTAAGTATACAAGAGTCAGCAAGTTCTTGTTCAATATCAGTTGAAGCAAGTAGTCATTTTGCAGACTTTGAAAGAAGTGCAGGGCGTAGAACAAATGATTGGAGCAATTGGTTGTTCCAAGGTGTACAACATGACACAGCATTTGAAAAAGCAGGTTTTGTGGGCAACCAAGAATTTTTATGGGGACGTACAGAATGATCGTAAGAAAAATAAGACCAGAAGAAATAGATGTAACAATCAACCTATGCAAATATTATGCCACTGAAGCAAGTGAACTACTACCAGAGATTGGTGAACAGTTTGATCATGATAGTGCAATAAATTTAATCAGAGGTAGAACAGCACAAGACAGTTTTTTTTGGTTTAACGCATTTGAAGGACAAAGACCAGTAGGCTTTGTAAGTGGTACAATGACAACTCCGCAATGGAATGAAAACATTGTATACGCACACATTGATTTGATCTATGTGTTAAAAGAACATCGCAACATTTCAACATTCAAACAATTGATTGGATCTGTTGAAGAATGGGGTGCAATATTTGATTGTAAAAAAATAACAGCAGGCGACATAGGCATTGATGTTGAACGCAGTCGTAAATTATATGAAAGCGTAGGATTCAAAGAAGCCCTATGGATGTACAAGGATCTTGAAGAATGAGTGGTGTAGTAAAAACAATAAAGAAGGTTGTAAAAGGAATTGTCAAAGCCGTAGTAGGTGTTGTCAAAGCCGTTGTCAACGTTGTTTCAAGTGTTGTTAGTTTTATTACACAGCCTTTTATGGGACTGTTTGGCGGAATGCCAGATATGCCAGATGCAGGTGCAGAAGCAGAACGCCAACAAGGTGTCCTTGTTACAAGGAATGGCAGTACTGTAAACATACCTGTTGTGTATGGACTAAGACGTGTAGGTGGCACAATTACATATGCAGAAACAGGGTCAGCAGACAACAAATATCTTTGGGTAGCATACGCACTATCAGAAGGTCCTGTTGAAGGGTTGTTTGACTTGTTTGTTGATGACAATCAATTAAATGCAAAATACATACCCTTACTCAACAATGGACAAACAGTTACAGTTGATGAAGGCAGATACAAAGACAGAATTGTTATGCGGTTGTCACATGGTTTATATTTGTCTGATCCAACAACAAGCACAGTGGGTGGCACTTGGAATCCTTTAAATGAGGCACCAAGTTGGAAAGACTCTATGATCTACAATGGTTGTGCAACACTATTTGTTAGATACGAATGGAAAAAAATAGAAACACAAGATGACGCAGACAACAATCCATTTAGTGGATCAATACCTGCTATCAAAACAACTCTATTAGGTCGCAAGGTAGCAACCATTTCAAGTTCAAGTGGCTCAACAGCATACGACAGTGAAACAGAAAATTATTCAACAAACCCTGCAGAAATATTATTAGACTATCTTAGAAATCCACGCTATGGTAAAGGTCTTAAAAACTCAGACATTGACTTTGACAGTTTCTTGGTAGCAAAAAACAAATATGCAACAGAAGTAACATACACAGGAGGTGGGCAACAAGGTCCTATCATAACCTGTAACACCGTGTTAGACACGCAACAAAGCCTCTTTGCTAACGTTAAAACGTTGCTTATGGGTTGTAGAAGTTATCTACCTTTTAGCCAAGGAAAATACAAATTAAAAGTTGAAGACGCAGGTAATGCCACAGACATAACAAGTGGTGTTGCAACTATTGTACAAACATTTGACGCAGACAACATACAAGGTAGTGTAACTTACCAAGCAATTGAAAGAAGTGCAAAATACAACGTTGTAGAAATCAACTTTGTAAATCCTGACAAAGCATATGCAGTAGAAAGTGTTATCTATCCTGAAACACTTGCTGAAAGACAAACATACATTGACAAGGATGGTGGTAGAGAAAACAAACTAACAGCAACATTTCCTACTATCACAAACTATGCTATTGCCAAAGACATGGCAAGACTATTGTTTAACAAAAGTAGATTCCAAGAGTCAGTTTCATTTACAGCAAGTTCACAAGCACTTGAATTAGAAGTAGGCGATAATATACGCATACAATCAACAATGTTGAATTTTTCAACAACACCATTCCGTGTTATCACAATGAAAATCAACAATGACATGACAGTGGACTTAGGTTGTGTAAGAAATGATGACAGTTTATATCCACACACAAGGGTAGGTGAAGAAGATATTGTGTTACCGCCATACATACCAAAAGGTGGAGAAGTTTATTATCCAAAAACAATTGGTGGTGTGCCAATTGGACTTATACCTCCAATCGTAGCGCCTGTTCCTATTGTTCATCGTCCCCCGCAAATTTATTCAACATCACCTACATCTGTATCAGGTGCAGGTGTGCATACCATTACAGTATCAGGACAAAGATTCTTTACAGGTCTAACAGGCATATTCATTGGCAATGATGGTACTGAAATTACACCAACAAGTGTAACAAGAAATGATGACAATAGTGTTACCATAGTAACAACAGCGGCAATGACCAATGCCAATCAACCATATGACATAAAAATTACAAACAACGCGGACAATGGTAGTCTAAGCACAACAGCACAAAATTGTTTGAACGTGGATGCTACAACACCACCAGTAACACCACCAATTACAGTTCCACCAGAAGTTAAACCACCTGACGATCCTGTAATTACACCGCCACCAACAGATCCGCCACCTGAACAACCTGATCCACCTCAGGAGCCACCTCAGGAACCAGAGCCAGTGGTTACATTTGATGAAACTGTTGAAATTACCAAAGCAGAATATGTTAAGGAAGGAGCATTTGTATATGCTACCCTTACAGGTATACAGCCTAAAAATCCTGCTTATAAAGAATTAATCGTATACTACAAACGAAACATAAAAAGTGAAACAGTATACCAACAAATGATTGTTACAACACGACCAGGTAGTGAACAATCGTTTACATTCCGCTTAGGACCATTTTTACCTAATGCACCATACCAAGTTATATCACGTGTGAAATACACAGGCGGCGAATTAAGTTCAAGAGTAAACAAAATTGTTTTACAAACAGATCGTATTAGTGAAGATCCAAGAGATTATGTTGAAGAAGCAAAAAGAGGTTGGCCAGCAGATCCAGGTGAACAACGTATTATAAGAAACAGCCAATTTGCAACCATTGAAGGTCTTACACTTACAACAGGCGGCAATGCAAGAACACCTAAAGAAATACAGTTTACAGTTAAACAAGAAATACTTAATTTACCTGCAAACTTTGACATTGTTGGTGTTGCTTACTATGTTAAGGCCAGTGCCGCAACAGAATGGAACAGATACACAGCAACATTTGATCAAAGTTATATACCAGGAGGCAGTGGTACTTGGACAGCAAGTGTGTTTGGCAATCCTGTGGGTTCGCCAACCTCTGATCAACAAAATTATGACTTTGTGTTCCGCTTCTTACTAAAAGATGGTCTGGAATGTAATGTGCAAACAAGATACATGAACATACCAACTGAACAATTTATTGGCAGTTACAGTTTCAATCCGTTCTATGGCACAACATCACCATTCAAAGAAAGTGTTACAGCATTTGCAATTAAATTGGTTGATCCAGGGGCACCAAGTGCCGCAAGTACAATGACAGTAAATCTAACAGATATAAACAGTAGCAATTTTCAATATAATCACATACGTTTATATTTTGATCCACCTGATGCAAGTGTACAAGCAAGTTGGATGGGTATGCGTGTTCGTTATAGAAAAATTATAGCAGGCACTGATCCTGATTTTGATGTTATTGAAAGTCCATCAGCATACATTTCACCTACAGGTGGTCAAGGCAACATATTTGTTCCTATTGACTTTGATGTAGATTACGAATTTGTTCTAACGCCATTATACAACAATGCAGGCGTAAAAGCAGACAGTAAGAACAGCATATTCTTTACAGGTTATGCACATAGACAACAATCAAGAGATGATTATCCTGTAGACAACAATTGGCTACAAAGCATGAATCCACGTGCAATGACAACTGAAAAAGCACTTAAACAAATTGATGAGGCATTTCCTGCACCACCAAATCCTATTGTAGCAGTTACGGAATGGAAAGTTCAAAAAGGTGCTCAACCACCTTGGAGCAACCATTTACAACACTACAAATTAAGTTTCAATCATCACATGGTAACTGATTTTAACCAACTTAATATCTATAGACGCAGTAACAACAACAATGTATTTGATCCTTCAGGAGTGAAACAAAAAGGTAGATGGGAAAAAGTACAAATTACCTCTGTGTCAAGTTCACCAAGTTCTACCACAGTTTATCTAAGACTGCCATTGTCAAACAGAGAATTTAACAGTCGTTTTGTACCAGGTGGTAGCCAACCGTTGTTTGTCACTTACCCAATAGGTGGTGGATACTACGCAGATGCCACACACGGATTCACAGACAAAGCAGGCAAGTTAGGAGATGAGTTTTTATTGGTGGTAGAAGGATCAAGCGGAGAAGAAACAGTAGGAGTGTTCTTGTTTGGTGGACCACTTCAACCACTTACTGAAGAAAATGATCTATTGCTTGGACAAAGACCAGAAGAACGTAATGTAGCAGATTTCAATGGTTTAGATTCAGCATATGAAAGAAACATTAGTCAAGCAATAACACCAATTACAAATGCAAATTGTATTGCAGGTCTAAGAGGCAAAAAATGGAGCGATTACCTACCAAGCGTGTCGCCAGCATTGGAGTAAACTATGGCAATACCAAGTACAAATTACATATTTGATGAACCAAACAGTTTGATAACCACGGCTAACCAAGGAACGTGGGCAGACAAAAGTGGGGCAACTTGGGCTGATTGGACACAGTGGGCAGACAATCCTGTAACACCAATGACATGGGACAGCCAAGTTTTAGACGTAGGCGAAGTAGCATATTTTAATCTTAGTTGGACATACGCAGGACAAGGTGTGCCAACATTTACGGTATATGTAAGTTCAACAGGTTTATTTGCAGGAGAAGAAACATCAACCACAATAAATGTAGACGATACTGACATAGCGGCATTTTATGGTCGTTATGTTGTGGTATTTGTTAGTTTGGCATTTGATCCTGCACAAGGATTTCCACAAATAACTGAATTTGAACAGACAGCAAGTGCAAACCCTATGCAACTGTTACAATATGACATTGCATCAAACAGTTTAACTGGTGACGTAGGTGCAAGAACCGTTACAATGCCAAGAACAGTTTCAAAAGTATTAACTATGCAGATAACTCCACACACAGGCAACTACGTTGATGAAAGTTATGTTGCAGACAGTTACATAGACATTCAATCAGCGCGATTAATGACCATTCATTGCGCCGAGAAAATGGAAACCGGAGCGGATCCGCGCACCGACATCTCTGCAATTAAAGTCTATGTCCCTGCTGCGTACCATCGGGTTGTCGACCGTGCCATTCAGGTTTTTGGCGCTGCGGGTGTATCGGGTGATTTACCGTTAGCGGGCATGTACGAAGGGGCTCGCACCCTGCGGATTGCTGATGGACCTGACGAGGTCCATAAAA